AATAACTGCTGACAAGATTATTGGAAAAACATTATTTGCCAAAAAAGATTTGACAAGGTTAAATTCATCATTGGTAAAAATTGGAACTATTGTTGCTGGTTCACCAGTTGGACAAGTTTACTCCTATGTTCAAAGAGGTGGTAAAGTATATTGGCAGTTTATTGACTTTAACAATAAGCCTTATTTTGTTCTACACACTGCTGATAGTTTCAAGTTTTCAGGTGATGTTAAACAGGCAGTTGAGCAACAAAAAAAGGAACTTGAAAAAATAGAAAAAGAAGAAAAAGGATCAATTCCATTTTATATTGAAAAATATGGTAAATGGATCTTGATTTCAGGTATTGGTGCATATTTAATAGCAACTTATATAAAAAGTAGAAAATGAAAAATAAAGGTTTAATTTATATCCTGTTAGCTGGTGGTGCTGCAATTTTGTTGCTATCAATGAGAAGAAAAGCACCATCCTATACAATAGATGTTCCAGCACCTGAAAAAATTACTGCTGAAGAATTTGAAAAGCCTTCATTAATTCAAAGAGTGATTAAAGCAGTAAAAAAAGTTGCACCAGTAGTTAAAAAAGCTGCTGAATCTGCTAAACAAAGAAAAATTGTTAGAGAAAAAACTTCTGCATATACTTCAAAACAAAGAAAAGCAGCTAAACAAACTGCGGCTGCTTTAAGCAAAGGATTGGTATTGCGTGGTATTGGTCAATTTCCTGATATGTGCTAAAATTTAATACAATGAATCCAAAACATTTACAAGTCAACATACAGGATGAAATTTCAGCTGATAAGTTGAAATTAGCATATACAAAGAGGGCAAATGAAAGGGCAATGTATGAACAGGAAAATAAGTTTTCCAAGTCTACTGGTGAAGCCTATCAGAGATACTATGTTGAAACAAAGGTATTTTATACTACTGCAAACATAGGATCTGACTGCAACGATATTACTTTCATTAATGCTGGAACTACAAATTTGGTAATTGCTGAAGTTCCATTGCTTCCAAATCAATCTTTGAGAATTTCAGGCAATAGAGGTGAACTGGATACTACACAATACCAATTAACATTTGCAACTCCTATTAATACAGGAAATCAACTTATAGTAATTCGTAAACTTTATATCTGATGATAACACTGGATCTCTCTATACTGAATCAGAAAGGGACTCCAATGTTCAATTCTGATCTAACTGCAAATAGACCAGCTGCTGGTATTGCTGGCAGAATTTTTATTGCTACTGATAGTCCTTACGGAATTTTTAGGGATACTGGTTCTGCTTGGGATCAAGTTGCTGGATCAGGTGGTGGTGGTGGAAATACTATCTATACTGCAAATGATACTTTAACCAGTAATAGGGTAGTATCTTCAGGTGGTTTTGGTTTATCATTTACCAGCACAACTTACATTGGTACTGCTGCCATTGGTGGTGGTGGATCAGGGCAATTAATTGTTGGATCATCTAATGCCGATAATGGTATACAAATATTTGGTGCTAATTCACCAAGTTTAAGAATAGATAATGCACAAAGTGGAGGTTCACAAAGGTTTGTTATTGGTGCTGCTACTGCTACTAATAATTTTATTCAAGGATCAACTGCTGGTCAATTTTGCATAAGCACTGCCAGTTCAGGTGCTATTTTGTTTGGAATGTGGCAGACTATTAATGCCAGTGAGGTGATGCGTATATCTACTGCATCAAATTTATTATTAGGATCTACAACTGATACTGGTCAAAAATTACAAGTTACAGGAACTTCATTGTTTAATGATAATTTAACTGTAAGTAAAAATCAAAATTTTCCAACTACTATTAATATTTCCAATACTAATAACAATGCACTTTCAGAATCAAATTTAATTTTCACATCAAATTCAGGACAAGCAAGTACTGGTAAATATTCAAGTAGTAGAAGTTATAAAATAATTTCAGGAGGTGATGGTTATATATATAATTCTTCAGGTGATTACGCATTTATAAATGATGTAGGTGGTGGAAGAATTAAATTTGCAGCAGGTGCTTCTTCAACCGCCCAAATGACACTTACTTCAGGAGGTAATTTATTATTATCATCTACAACTGATACTGGTGAAAAATTACAAGTTACTGGTTCTTGGAGAATTAATGGACAAAGTGCTGCTACTGCTGGTGGTTCAGCTGGTTTGCATTTAATAGTAAATGTAGATGGAACTAATTACAAAATTGCTTTATTAAACGCATAAAATAAAAAAAATGAAACAAATTCAACCAGTACAAATTTGGGCAAATGGATCTTCAGAAACAGGATCTTGGATTAATGCTTATATTATTAATGATAATCTTTTAGATAGTGCAACTTTTTATTGGGCAATTTATACATCAGAAACTGGTGGAAATCTACTATCTAAAGGTAATTTAACTATGGTAGAACCAGAGTACTCTTTATGGGGAGAAAGTACTGATATTAATCAAGCTGCTTATGTATGGATCTGTGATGAACTTAATTTAACTTTGATTGCATAACAATTTAAAATTTGACAAAATGAACGAAAAACAAGCACTTGAAATTATCAAAGCAATTTTAGATCTTGCTACCAGTAAAGGTGTATTTTCTAAAATAGATGAATCATTTACTGCTATTCAGGCATTTAATAAAATAGCTGAAAAGTTTAAAGATGAACAGAACAATGCAGACACAAACTGACACAACACATATAGCTACATTTAGTACTATCTTGTTTTCCCTATTAGGAGTGCAAAACATATCTGAATTGGCAAATATTGTTTTTCTTGGAGCAAGTACAATATCCTGTGCAATATCTATTTTAGTTGGTATTAAACAACTCAAAAAGAAATAATATGAAAAGAATACTTAAAAACATTAAAACTTCATTGTTTGGATCTATTGCTGGTGGATCTCTAATTTTAGATGGAATTCAGCAAAAGAACTGGATTACTTTGATTGCTGGTATTGCTGCTGCAATTACTGGTCTATTGGCAAAGGATAGTGATGTTCAGTAAAAGAAACATATATATTGGCATTGGACTTTTATTAATCCTTTTATTTGGTAAAAATATGAGTGCATTAAACATAATAAAAAGATTTGAAGGATTGGAATTAAAGTCATATCCTGATACTGGAGGCATTTGGACTATTGGTTTTGGTTCTACCATCAATAAAGATACAGGTCAGGCAATAAAGCAAGGTGATGTTATTGATCGTGCGACTGCTGAAAGATGGTTAAAAATGGATGTTGCACAACGTGAGAGAAGAATAAGAACTCTTATAAAAGTACCAGTTACTCCAAATATGTTAGCAGCTATGACCAGCTTGGCATATAACATAGGCACTGCTGCATTTGCTAATAGTACATTATTGCGGTTATTAAACCAACGTGCCAATAAAAGGCTGGTTGCTGATCAATTTTTAAGATGGAATAAGGTGCAGGGAAAAGAGGTAAGAGGTCTTACAAATCGTAGAATATTAGAACGTGAATTGTTCTTAAAATAGTTTTAGGTTCATAAAATGAGGTGTTTTTTCAGGGGAAAATTTCTATTTTCCCCTTTTTTTTGTCTAAAATTTGGAAAATTCCAAAAAAGTTATTTAATATCGCAGTAACAAATGATTTTTTAACTTTAAAAACGAAAAACAAATGAAAAAAACTACAATTCAAATTATCCTAATCGTTTTAGGATGTCTGCTAATCTGCTTTGCTGATAATTTATGATCAGGGTACTTGCTTGGATAATATCAGTTATCTATCTGATATTAATAGGAATTCCTATTGCAATTGGTCTACTGATTATTTTACAAATTTTATCAATCCTTAAATTTTTCAGCAATGTTAGAAAAAAAAGAAAAAAGCATAATAGTCCACAACTATCTTTATGGTCTGATGACCTTTTTGATCAACCGGAACATTCCTTTCACTGAACTGGATGGTGGAAGAATTGAAATTTTTTATCCTTCTGAATTAACATTATTTCACATTGGTTATCATTTTGGAAGATATGCCGAAATGCAAAATAATTAAGCAATGGAACTTTACAACAATTTACGGGAAACATTTTTAGAGATTGAGCATATCAAGTACAAAATTGATATATTGAAAAAGTTTCAGGAAGCTGGTGATTATTCAGATATTAGGATACATTTTAATTCAGGTCAGATTGGGTATGTTTTAAGACAATTAAATACTGATATATCTTTAATAAATGAATTAAGATTGTTAATACAGGCAAGTATTGATCTTTACGAACAACAAATTTTGGATCTAAAATTAAATTTTTAACAATGAAGCCTTACACAATTAATGGTAGCAAATATTTTTTTGAAGTATTTATTTCAGCAAATGAACCTTTTATTTTGCTTTCCAATGCAGAATATCCATCTGAAGGATTAAGTAAAATATATTTTTTGCGTAAATATTCTATGAAATACGCAATGGAAGATTTTGTGAGATATGAAGCAATTGTAAACGATCGCAACTCCGCAAAACAAAATGATGTGCGTTAATTGCTCAAAACTTTTCACAATAACCCAATACAGGGGCAAGGTTGGTAAAGCACTTTGCCCCTATTGTTTAACCTTAAATAAAAATAAAAATGTCGCAAAGAAACAAAGATCTACCAGCAATGCCAGTTCACCCAATGCAAGATAAATTTGGGCAAGTAATCCTGATGGCGGGGTTTTCCAAATTGGAAACAACTGCACTTAATATTCTTTCTACTCAATTAAGAAAAAACAATGTTGAAGATCTTTCACCTGAAGATATAAGATATTTGATTTTTGAATCTTATCAAATAGCAGAACAATTTTGTGCATATCTTGAAACTGAAGGTGAAAAGGAAAGTGGTAAAATAATAATTTAAAACGTGTAACCAATGACAAATGATCTACACGAAAAATTGTTATCTCGGAAATTTAAACAAAACTACCAGCCGCCTGATGAAAATATAATTTTTACTATTGATGGTAAAAACATAGGTTGTTTGCAGTCATTTGTTTGTTTTCAGGGATTACCAAAAGCTGGTAAAAGTACATTTATCACCAGTGCAATTGCTTCAGCTTTTACCACTTGGGATATATTCGGGATGAAATTAAACTTTCCCCCCAACAGGAAGCGAATTTGCTATATTGATACTGAATCTTCAGATTTTGATTATTACAGGGTATTGGACAGGATCAGGACACAAATTATTACTGATCATTTGCCCCATAATTTTGATTCATTTTTATTTCGGGAAGATTCCCCTAATGAAATTCAACAAATGATTGAAATTTATTTGCAAGAAAACCCTGATTGCTCAATTTTGGTACTGGATGGAATATTAGATCTTATTTCAGATTTTAATTCAGTTGAGCAGTCTTTTTTTCTTATTCAGTGGTTGAAAAAAATAACCAAAATTCACAATTTATTGATTCTTTGCGTTCTGCATTTAGGTAAAAAAGATCAAAACTCCATTGGTCATATTGGATCCTATTTAGATCGCAAGGCACAATCAGTTTTGAAAATTGAAAAGAATAAGGAAAACAAAACTATAGATCTATCAGCTACTTTTTTAAGATCCTCTGATGAATTTAATCCTATTTCAATTTACTATTCAGGCACCAGTTGGACACAGGCAAATAATACACAGGAAAAAACTGGTACCTATATTTTTGGAATGGAAAAAACCAGCTTAATTAACAGGATTCTTTATGAACCACGTAAATATTCTGAAATGCTTTCAGAATTTGAAGAATTTACAGGAAAGGGAACTACTACTTGTAAAAAACTTTTGAAAGATTGGTTGCTTGATGGATCAATTATTAAGTCAGGGGATATATACAAACAAAAATAGGATCAGTTACCTGATCCTACCTTGACAAATGATCTTTCTAACGAAAAACCACTTTCCCTTCACAACGAAAATAGAAAATTTCTAACAAAATGAAACTTTATACTGCCATTATTTTTTTTAAACCTGAAACGGGAATACCACCAAGAAAATACAGGAATATTAACAACGTTGAAAATATGCTCAAATTTGCCCTAAAAAGTGGTGGATGGTATGTGAACCTGTATTGCAAGAGAAGCAAGGAATTTGAAGGCAGGAAATACCTTACAGGGGCATCCTAACAAACATCAACACTGCATACAAATCAAAAAGGGGCAAATTGCCCCTTTTTTAGTTGCTAAAGGTGAAGGAAAAGTGGATTAGATGAATTTTGGTCAGTTTAGGTCAGTTTTCTTGTTGGTCAAAATGGTTCAGGAAACATGGGTAGGACACTTGCCCCCCCTATAGGGGGGCAAGTGTACCTATAAACTGACCTTGTTTCTGACCTAATCCGACCTAATGTTTGTTTTTTTGAATATTTTTCAGTAATTTTGGGTTATTATTTGAAAATTTTGAAAATGAAAAATTGGATTTTAATTGGTTTAGCTGGTCTGACAGGATTATATTTTTTGGGTAGAGGTAGACTGGCAAAAAGGACAAAATTGATCTTTAAAAGGCTGCGTTTTGCAAATAAAAGGTTTGAATTAATTTTTGGAATACAAAACCCTACAGGGCAAACTGCAAGTATTTCCGCAATTACTGGTGAAGTATATTTGCGTGATAGGTTAATAGCTGATTTTTCAAGTTTTGCAGAGCAAAAAATTGCTCCCCGTAGCGAATCTGAATTCAAAATACAGGCATCACCAACAATAGGAATACTTCAGTTGATAACAACAAAAGGCTGGTTGCAAAAAGGATTAGAATACACTATAAAAGGAACTGGTAATTTTGATGGTATTGTAGTACCATTTGATTACAAAGCGAAATTAATTTAATGCAGAAAAACATTCTTTTGGGTAGATTAAAACCTTTTGGAGCAAACTCCAAAATGTTGGTCAGGGATCAGCAAGTTCCTGATATTATATCTGCTATGCTTTCTGCTCACAAACTTTATGCCAGTGAATACGATAAAATTAGCAAAGATTTTTATTCAGGTGATGGTGTTCAAACTGCAAAAAAGTTGTTTGACTTTCTCAAAAAGAATGTCAGATATAAAATTGAATCTGACAAAGCACAAAGGATAATGTCTCCAAGTGCTATTTTGTCGCTGGGTAAAAATGATTGTAAAAATTATGCTCTCTTTATTATGGGAGTGCTTGATAGTTTAAAAAGAAAAGGATTAATAAATAATAAAATATATTATCGTTTTGCCAGTTATAGGCTGCTGGATGAAATACCACATCACGTTTTTGCAGTTATTCAAGATCAAGATGGAAATGAATTTTATATTGATCCTGTGCTATCAAAATTTAATGAAAGGAAAACTTATTACCATAAAATAGATAAAGAGCCGACTATGCCCCTATATTCCATTTCAGGTATTGGACAAGCAAAAAGGAAAACTGCTAAGGCAGTTACTCCAGCTGCACAAACTGCTAAACCAAAAGAAAAGAAAAAAATAGTTCTTAAAATTGCACTGGCACCAGCTCGTGGATCATTTCTTTTGTTGGTTGGTCTAAACTTTATGGGACTCGCTACAAAGTTGAAATCTGCTTTTGCTAACAGGGCAGATGAAACCCAAAACTGGTGGAAGAACTTGGGGGGAAATCCAAATGAACTATTAAGAAAAACTGAACAGGGAGCAAAGAAAAAACGTATTGCAGGAGCAGACGTTGAATTTGCTTCTGAAGGTCAGATTGGTGTAGTTGCTACTGGTACTGCTGCTGCTGCTGCCACTGCTGCTCCCATCCTGATTAAATTAGCAGAATTTTTGTCTAAACTGGGAATTGATGTTAAGGAAGTTAGTGAAGTTGGTAAACAAGTTTTGGCAAAGCAAGTGAAAAATGTAGTTGAAAGGAGAATGGAAGTTGATGCACAAGTAGAACAAGCTTCACAGGATGAAGTAGATCGGATTGTGAATCAGGCTGAAAATTTTAATGCTGATGGATCTAAAAAAATGAATTATTTGCCAATTGTTATTGGTGGTGCATTGGTAATTTATTTGATCTCTCGCAAAAAATAATCACTTTTCCTTCACCTTTAATATGTATTCAAATTATCCTGTAAAGGCTTCAAAAAACGCTACTGAAGGATATGTTTTGAATCTTATGAAAGGAATTTGCAAAAATGCAACTGGAGTGAAAACTGCAATTAAGTTGATGAATAGAAAAGTGCTGGATGAAAAATTTGTGAAAAAGATCTATTCATATCTTAAAAGGGCAAAAGTTTATAAAGGTGAAATTGATAAGTGCGGTTATATATCTTATCAATTGTGGGGAGGGGATGAAATGTTAAACTGGTCAGAACAAATATTAAAAAAATAGACTATGACTGCAAAACAAAAGGCAGCAAGGGAAAAATTCAAAAAGGTAGTTGCTGAAGCTGGAAAGTTAAGGAAAAAGAATCCGAAACTTACACAAGCACAAGCGGTTAAACAGGCTTGGGCAATGAGTTATTCAAAAGATGGTAAAGGCAAAAAAGTTGCTGCAATAAAAATAATTGAAAAGGGAGAAATCAAAAGTGCTAAACCAAAAGCAACATATCAACAAGTAAGGACTAAAAAAGGTACATTCAAAGGACTAAAAAAAGTTGGTGCAATGGATAAATCTCATAAAGACACAAAAAGTCATAACGTAAATATTAGAGTAGTTTCAGGTTATAAAAAACCTATGTATTCTCTTGGTAATATAGATACAAAAAAACTTTTGGATCAATTTGCAAAGGAAGATAAATTAAAAAAGGATGTTGTAACTATTTTGAAAAGTAAAGCAAAAGATTATTCCAATAATTATAAATCACTATTGGAAGATATTTTGTACAATGGTTTGCAAAGTGGTATTATTCCTGAACTTGTATATTATTCAGATACTTTAAAATGGTACAATAAGCATAAAACTGAAATAAAATCATTGCTTCGTGATTCTATGATGAATTATGGAACTAATAATCCAGCTGATATATTTGGAAGAAATTGGGATCAAGATGATCCATTTGTTGAGGATACTGCAAATAAAAATCTACTTGCTTGGTTTTCATTTGAAGAAACTGCAAGGGAAATAGCAGATAATTTAGGTTACGATCTATAAAAATCTTGGGATTGCTTCCCACATAAACAAAAAAAAACAAAAAAAAATGGCACGTAGAAAAAAAAGGTCTGCACCCAGCCGTAGGAGAAAATCTCGCAAAATGGGAGCAATCGGAACAAGTTTCTTGATGGATGCTGCTGGTCTTGTGGCTGGTGCAGCTGCTGCAAGGGTTTTGACTTCCAGCGGGAAAATCCTTCCAAACTTGGATCCTAAATTGAAAAGTGCTGGTGTAATTGCTATTGGAGCATTTTTCCCTAAATTCCTAAAAGGGGCATTTGGTAAAGCAATTGGTGATGGTATGGTAGCTGCTGGTGGACTTGGTCTGCTCCAGTCAACTGGTGTACTTGGTGCCATTGATAACGCAATGGAAATTCCTGTTAGCGTTATGGCTGGTGATGATCTTTCTGTAATTTCAGGTTATAGTGAAGATAATCTTTCAGTAATTGCTGGAATGGATGAAGAATATTCTTATTAATTAAATTTGTAAAAAATAACAACAATGGCAACACAACATGGTCAAAGGCTTATTTTTGATAACGCCAAAAATCTCGTAAACAATGCTGGTTTTTCTGCTGGTCAAGCAGTTCTCTCCCAGTCTTATATTCGTTCTGAAGTAGCAATGTCTACCACTACAACATCTTACCAAATTCCTATTTTAGTTAATAGTGTTGGAGCTGGAACAAACTTTGCTACAAACAATCTCCTGAACCTTCAGGATGCTTTTGTAGTATCTTCAATTGGTGTTTTTGTAGCTATTCCAGCTGCATCTACCACTACTGCTTTCCAACTTTACACTTATCCAAATGCAACTGCAATTAGCACTGTTGGTGCTTCTGCTGCTTTGTATAATTTGTACAATGGTAAATTGTCAGTAGTTGTAAATAACAGGCAGATTGTACCTTCTTGGGATCTTTACAGGCACCTGTACGTTCCACAAACTCAACAAGGTGCTGCATCAACTGCATCAACAATTGATCAAAATGATGCTACTGAATATGGATACTATCCTTGCGAACCAAACATTGTACTGGTTGGATCAAAGAACAACGTAATCACACTGGAACTTCCAGGTGCAATTTCTACTCTCCAGGCGGGAACTGCCCCAAGGATTGTGGTTATTATGCGTGGTATCCTTGCACAAAATGTTACTCCTGTTAGATAATAATTGGAATTAACTTCTGAAATGGAAAGGGGGATGCCACGTTAAACATAGAACCCCTATTTTTTATGTTCTAAAATAAAACAAATGAACAAAGTTCA